ACAACCCAGAAACAAATTAGGTTCAATAAAAGACAAGATAGATTGTATTTGGATATTGATTGGGGAGCTGTTTCTGTTGGAAATTATTTAATTATAGATTGTTACAGTACATTAAATCCAAATGATTATAGTAGAGTATGGAATGATTCATTTTTAAAACCATATTTAACTTCATTAATTAAAAAACAGTGGGGACAAAACTTAATTAAATTCCAAGGAGTAAAACTTCCTGGAGGGGTAGAACTTAATGGAAGACAAATGTACGATGATGCACAAAGAGAAATTGATATTATAATGGAAAAAATGTCAAGCACATATGAACTTCCACCCTTTGATATGATAGGATAATGTTAAATCCATTTTTTCTTCAAGGGTCCGAAACAGAGCAAGGTCTCGTTCAAGATTTAATCAATGAACAATTGAGAATGTATGGTGTTGATGTATATTATTTGCCTAGAAAATATATAACTGAAAAAACAATTATAAAAGAAGTTATTCAATCAACATTTGATATTAATTTTCCAATTGAAGCTTATATTGAAAATTATGAGGGATATGGTGATAATACAACCATACTTTCAAAATTTGGCATACAGGCACTAAACGAATTAAGAATTACAATTTCAAAAGAACGTTTTGAAAATTATATTACACCATTAATAAGAGATGAAGCGGATACTAAATTATCAACCAGACCAAAAGAAGGTGATTTAATATTCTTTCCACTAGGAAATCGTTTATTTGAGATTAAATTTGTAGAGCACGAACAACCATTTTATCAACTAAAAAAAACTTACGTTTATACACTAAAATGTGAGTTATTTAGATATGAAGATGAGATTATTGATACAAATATTGATGAGATTGATCAGAATTTAAAAGATCCAAGAAGTATTCCAGAACAATTTGGACCAACACAAACTTTAACTTTAGTAGGATCATCATCAACTGCTTATGCAATAGGTAATATTGTAAATGGCGGAATACGTTCAATCATTGTTTCAAATAGAGGAGGTGGATACACCAGTATTCCAAGAGTAGCAATTTCTTCTGCACCATCAGGAGGTAAAACTGGAATTGCTACAGCAATAATGATTGATGGTATTGTTGTATGTAATCAAAATGTGAATTCGGTATCAAAATCAGTACAAAGCGTAGAAATAATAAATTCTGGATATGGATATACAGTTGCTCCAAAAGTTGCATTTATTGGTGGAGGAGGTTCTGGAGCATATGCTACTGCTATAATAAACAATGGAGTAATTGGAATAATTACTGTTACTAATGGAGGATCAGGATATGTAAATCCACCAACAGTTTCATTTAGTGGATTTAATTTATCCGCAGCATCTGCAGAGGCAATTGTTAGCTCTTCTGGTACTATTACATCTATTCGTATCAAAGATGGTGGTTTTGGATATACTGGAACTACAATAAGTATATCACCACCCCCTGTTGGTGGTATTGGAACTTTCTTGTTCAATGAAGTTATAACAGGATCTTATAGTGGAACAACGGCAAGAGTAAGAAATTGGAATTATACTACAAATAAACTAGATGTATCAAATGTTTCTGGTGAATTTTCTCTTGGAGAAACTGTGGTTGGATCTTCTTCTTCTGCATCATTCAAAATAAGAATAATTGATACAAATGGATCTGATACTGGATATTCTGATAATATAGATATTCAAAGTGAAGCAAATGATATACTAGATTTTAGTGAGCGCAATCCTTTTGGTTTAATCTAATTATAAAAAAATGTTAAATAGTTAATATAAGTACACTTCTTAATAGATATGTTTGGATATTTTTATCACGAGATTTTACGAAAAACTATTATAGGATTTGGAACATTATTTAATAATATTAGCATTAAACATTTTGATGATGATAATAATGTCGTTAGTGTCATAAAAGTTCCTCTTGCTTATGGTCCAACACAAAAGTTTTTAGCAAGATTAGAACAGTCTCCAGATTTAAATAAACCCATTCAAATGACATTACCAAGAATGTCATTTGAATTTACTGGTTTGACATATGATGGGTCACGAAAAGTTCCATCAACTCAAACTTTTACATCACCCGATGGAGATAATATTCAAAAAACATATATGCCAGTTCCATATAATATGACTTTTGAATTGAATATTATGACAAAATTGAATGATGATATGCTTCAAATCGTAGAGCAGATTTTACCTTATTTTCAACCAGCATATAATTTAACTATTGAATTGGTCAAAGAAATAAAAGAGAAAAAGGATATTCCTATCATATTTGAAGGAATTAGTATGCAAGATGAGTATGAAGGAGATTTTGATAAAAGAAGAGTATTACTTTATAGTTTAAAATTTTTAGCTAAAACATATTTGTTTGGACCAACTTCATCAGTCACCAAAGATGTTGTCAAAAAAATATCTGTTGGATTTGTTGCTAGTGATGCAGGTTCCTCTGCAACTAGAGAACTTAGTTATTCTGTAGAACCAAGAGCACTTAAAAATTATACTGGAATTGTTGTTACAAATCTTACATATGATATTACTCCCACAGATACATTAATAACTGTCAATAATGCATCTTCAATTTTACAAAATACTTATATTGATATTGAAGGTGAAGAAATTTATGTAAAATCAAAAGATGACAGCACTCTTACAGTTGAGAGAGGAAGAGATTCTACAAAAGCAATTTCTCACGTATCTGGAGCAGAAATTAAATCCATCACTTCTGCAGACAATTTATTGATTAAAGATGGTGATAATTTTGGATTTTCTGGGAATACTACATAAAAAATGGCAAAAAAATTTGACAAATTAAATGATGCATTTGATATTTCTGGGGAAATAGTATCCAAAGAAATTGAAACTAATGAAGAAAAAATAGAAAAAATATCATCATCTGTTGATGATATAAAAAAGGATTATGAATATACAAGAGGAAATTTGTATTCTTTAATTGAAAAGGGTCAAGAAGCAATCAATGGCATTCTTGAACTTGCACAAGAAAGTGAAATGCCAAGAGCATATGAAGTTGCAGGTCAATTAATTAAAAATGTAGCGGATGCTACTGACAAATTAATGGAACTACAGAAAAAATTAAAAGATATTGATGAAATTAAACAAGTAAGAGGACCCACAAATGTCACAAATGCACTATTTGTTGGATCTACTGCAGAATTATCAAAATTATTAAAATCAAAATTAATTGAAGACAAAAATTCTTAAAAATAAATATATAAGAATACTAGATAAAAATGAATTGCAATCATACTGATAAAGGATCTGTTTGTTCAATACACGGAAAGAAAAAATGTCCTTCAGTAAAATCATCAAAAACTGTAAATGAGATTGCAAAGAAGCATCGTATGGATGTTTCTTTTATTCAGAAGCAACTGGATATAGGAGAACCAATAGAGCACGAACATACCAAAGATCATACTCTTGCTATGGACATTGCTCTTCAACATTTAGACGAAATTCCTGATTACTATACGCGACTTAAAAAAATGGAAGCATCAGCAAAAAAGGAACATAGAAAATTCAAAGATGTAAAGGAAGCATTAGACGAGCAAAGATATTGTCCTCTTTGTGACAAAAGAGAAACAAGATCAGAATGTTCTTATGGTGGAAAAGCTTGGGATAAGGTTTCTGTGAAAGATCACGAATATTCTATGGCAAGATCAGAACTTGCTACGATGTCAGATGCCATAAAGAGACTTCAAAAGAAAATGGGAAAGGGAGAAGGTAATTTAGAAGCATGGGTTCAGTCAAAGATTACTAAGGCAGCAGATTACATTGATACAGCAGCAGATTATGTTGGTGGTGGAGAAATGGAAGAAGCATGTTGGGTGGGATATAAGCAAGTAGGAATGAAAAAAAAGGGTAAAAAAATGGTTCCAGAGGAAACCAAATTAGTTGATAAAATTCTTAAAGAACTTAAAGAAGCATCAACATCTGGTGATGATGACTTAAGGGATTGGTTTAGAAAATCAAGTGGAACTGATCCAAAAACTGGAAAAAAAGTACCAGGATGGGTCCAATTAGGCGGAGAATATGCAGGTGCTCCCTGTGCAAAGCAACCCGGACAAACCACCAAACCAAAATGTGGTAGTTCTAAAATGGCTGCAAATATGTCCGATGATGAGGAAGACGCAGCAGCAAGAAGAAAAAGAAGAGAAGACCCAAATCCAGATAGAAAAGGTAAGGCAATAAATGTTGCAACAGAAGAGTATGTAGAGGAAGATGCCTGCAAAACAAAAGTCAAATCAAGGTATAAAGTCTGGCCTTCTGCATATGCATCAGGAGCACTTGTAAAATGTCGTAAAGTTGGTGCCGGAAATTGGGGAAATAAAACCAAAAATGAAGATGTAACAATTGAAGATGCAAATGGTAATACATTTGCAGAAGTTGTTGATATAATCAAACCAGAACTAATCAAAGGATTTAAACAACAAGTAAGTGAAGCAACTCGTCTTCCTGCAACAACTGGCAATATTATTTCTGTAATATTAAATTGGAGAGGAAAAACTTATATTACAAAAATGTTTTTTCCGCAGTTAAGTATTCCATCTAGAATGGATGTTGAATATGAAATTCAAAAAGTTTATCCTGATTCTAGAATATTATCTTACAAGGTTACAGAATTTGTTCCAGGCCAACCACTCATTTATGTTGACAATAAAAAGTCAAAAAATTATTTAATGAACAATAAAACAATTGGTGAAGAGGCTATTGAAGAAGAAGGTCCAGTATTATCAGTTGGAAGAGGTGAAAAACTTTCAGTGGAAAGAGGTGGTGGACTTACTAAAAAAGGTAGGGATAAATACAATCGTGCTACTGGTTCTAATCTTCAAGCACCTGTAACTGGTGATGTGAAACCAGGAAGTAAAGCAGCACAACGTCGTAAAAACTTCTGTTCTCGTAGTAGAAGTTGGGATGGAGAAAGAGGATTGGCAGCAAGAAGACGTTGGAAGTGTTGATAAATTATGGCAGATGATATTTACTTAGGTAATCCTAATTTAAAAAAAGCAAATACTCATATTGAATTTACAGAAGATAATATTCTTGAGTTTATTAAATGTAAAGAAGATCCAGTATATTTCGCAGAAAATTATGTAAAAATTGTAAACGTTGATAGAGGACTAATTCCTTTTGATATGTATGAATTTCAAAAAAAATTGATAAGAAACTTTCATAATAATAGATTTAATATATGCAAAATGCCTCGTCAAACAGGTAAATCTACAACTGTGGTTTCTTATCTTTTACATTACGCAGTTTTTAATGATAGTGTAAATATTGGTATTCTTGCAAACAAGGCAGCAACTGCAAGAGAACTTCTTGAGCGTCTTCAAATTGCATATGAAAACTTACCCAAATGGATGCAACAGGGTATTCTTTCTTGGAATAAAGGAAGCTTGATGCTTGAGAATGGTTCAAAAATTATTGCAGCATCAACATCTGCATCTGCTGTTCGTGGTATGTCATTTAATATTATTTTTATGGATGAATTTGCGTTCATTCCAAATCATATTGCAGATCAATTCTTTGCTTCTGTTTATCCTACAATTTCATCTGGTAAATCAACAAAGGTAATTATTGTATCCACACCTCACGGTATGAATCACTTCTACCGAATGTGGCACGATGCAGAAAGAGGAAAAAATGAATATATTCCAACAGATGTTCATTGGACTGAAGTTCCTGGCAGAGACGAAGTTTGGAAAGCACAGACAATTGCCAATACTAGTGAACAACAATTTAAGGTTGAGTTTGAATGTGAATTTCTTGGTTCTGTTGATACTCTGATTGCACCAAGTAAACTTAGAAGTTTTGTCTATGATAATCCTAAGACCCGTAGTGGTGGTTTAGATGTTTATCTGGACCCAGAAGATAAACACGATTATATTATCACTGTAGACGTTGCTAGAGGAGTTGGAAATGATTATTCTGCATTTGTAATAGTAGATATTACAAGATTTCCACACGTAATTGTTGCAAAGTATAGAAATAATGAAATTAAACCAATGATATTTCCTAGTATAATTTATGAAATAGCAAAAAGTTATAACAATGCTTTTATTTTGTGTGAAGTGAATGATATTGGAGATCAAGTAGCAAGTATTCTTCAATATGATCTAGAATACCAAAATATTCTTATGTGTTCAATGAGAGGTCGTGCTGGTCAAATTGTGGGGCAAGGATTTTCTGGAAAGAAAACTCAACTTGGAGTAAAAATGTCCAAAACTGTAAAAAAAGTTGGATGTTTAAACTTAAAGACAATGATTGAAGAGAATAAATTATTATTCAATGATTATGAAATTATTAGTGAACTTACAACATTCATTCAAAAACATAATTCATTTGAAGCGGAAGAAGGATGTAATGATGATCTTGCAATGTGTTTAGTAATTTATGCCTGGTTAGTAGCGCAGGATTATTTTAAAGAACTTACAGATCAAGATGTAAGAAAGAAATTATATGAGGAACAAAAAAATCAAATAGATCAAGATATGGCACCATTTGGATTTATGGATGATGGAATGGGCGATTCTAGTTTTACAGACGTTGATGGGGATAGATGGTTTGCAGATGAATATGGCGATAGATCTTTTATGTGGCAATATATGTAAATTAATAATTTAATAAATATCTTTTAGATAAACTGAGACTTTACGGAGAAAAAAATGGCGACTCCTCAATTATCTCCTGGGGTACTTACTAGGGAAGTTGATTTAACAGTTGGGAGAGCAGATAATGTAATAGATAATATTGGAGCAATTGCTGGACCATTTTCAATTGGACCTGTAGATTCTCCAGTTAATATTTCAACCGAACAAGATTTAATCAATACTTTCGGTAAACCACTTTCAACAGATGCTCAATATGAGTATTGGATGAGTGCTTCATCATATCTTTCATATGGTGGTGTTCTTAAAGTAGTTAGAACTAGTGGTAGCACACTTAATTGTGCAAATGCTGGTGTAGGAATTGGAACGACTACTACACTCAACATTAAAAATTATGACGATTATCAAAATAATTTTTCAACTGCAACTAACTTTACTTTTGCAGCTAAAAATCCAGGTTCTTGGGCAAATAGTTTAAAGGTTTGTTTTATTGATGATTTTGCAGATCAAACTATAGGTATTACAACTACCAATCCAGGCACTTTGGGTGCTACGATTGGATTTGGTGTTACTGCAGCACTTAGCAATGTTGTACTTCCTGGTACAGGAACAACTTCAGTATTTAATGGATATCTAAAAGGAATTATTACTGGAGTTACTACTGATTCCACTAACGGAAATAGTGCAATTGATGTTCATATTGTTTCAAGAGTTTCTTCTACAGGTACAGAAACTGCAATTAACTATGCACAATCTGCAAGTTATGCATCTTTTACAACTTCAAATACAATTAAGTTTGTAAATAATTCTGGTATTGCTACTGGTTCTGCACAAGGATTAGCAGGTGTAACTCCAGCAACCGTTGTAGATTGGTACGATCAACAAACTCTTGGTTTAACCAATAGCACTGTATATTGGAAGTCTATTGCACCAAAACCAGTAACTACAAGTTACACTGTTGGAAGAGGTGGAAAAGGAGATGGTATTAATATTGCTGTTGTTGATGATTTTGGTACAATCACCGGAATTCAAGGTGCAATTATTGAGAATCACGTAGGACTTTCTAAGGCACTTGACGCAATTTCTGCAGTCAATTCACCACAGAAAATTTGGTACAAGAATTATATTGCAGATTTCTCATCACAAATCTACTCAGGATATAATGCATCTAGTGCGACAGATGCTTTCTGGGGAACTGCACCAAGAGCAGTTGCATTCTCAACATCATTCACTCCAGTAACATCTGGTGGTGGACTTTGGGGACAAAATGCACAGGGTATTACCTTCAATGCAATCGGTAATAAGACTTACACCTTAACTGGTGGTGTTGATTATTCTGCTTCTAATGGAATGGCAGCAACTCTTGGAGATTTAACAACTTCATATGACCTCTTCACTAACAGAGATGGTGTTGCTGTTGATTATTTAATTATGGGTCCTGGTTTAACAAATGAATCAGATTCCCAAGCAAAAGCAAATAGTTTAATCTCAATTGCCAATTTGAGAAAAGATTGTATTGCAGTAGTTGGTCCTCATAGGGCAAATTTGGTAAATATTACCAATACAACAACTCAAACCAATAATCTAATTAGATTCTTTAGTTCACTTTCTTCATCGTCTTATGCAGTCTTTGATAGTGGATATAAGTACACCTATGATAGATTCAACAATCAGTTCCGCTACATTCCCTGTAATGCAGATATTGCAGGTTTAATGTGCAGAACAAACATTACATCATATCCTTGGTTCTCTCCTGCTGGACAACAGAGAGGTATTTTGAATAATGCAATCAAACTTGCATACAATCCTTCCAAGGATCAAAGAGATCAACTCTATCCTTTGAGAGTTAATTCTATTGTTACTCAACCAGGTATTGGTACTCTTCTCTTTGGTGATAAGACTGCACTTGGGTATGCATCTGCATTTGACCGCATTAACGTTCGTAGATTGTTCCTAACAATTGAGCAGGCACTTCAAAAATCAGCAAATGCTCAACTCTTTGAACTCAACGATGACCTCACTAGAGCAAACTTTAGAAATATTGTTGAACCATATCTTCGTGACGTTGAAGCAAAGAGAGGTCTTTATGGATTCCTCGTTGTTTGCGATACAACAAATAACACTCCTGATGTGATTGATAATAATGAATTCCGTGCTGACATCTACTTAAAACCAACCAAGTCAATTAACTATGTTACTCTTACATTTGTTGCAACTCGCACGGGAGTAAGTTTTGAAGAAGTTGCTGGTACTGTTTGATTTAAAATAAATAAATTAAAAAGGAGAAACTAAAAAAATGGCAACTAACAAAACTCTCTCAGATTTTAAAACAGCACTTTCGGGTGGTGGCGCTCGCCCCAATCTATTTGAAGTATCTATTAGTAATGCTCCCAGCAGCGCTGGTACTTTGAATGAAAAATTTACATTGTTATGTAAGGCAACAAATCTTCCAGCATCAAATGTTGGTAATATTGATGTTCCTTTTAGAGGAAGAGTATTTAAGGTAGCAGGAGATCGTACATTTGATACTTGGCAGATTACTGTCATTAACGATACTGATTTTGTAATCAGAACGTTTATGGAAAACTGGATGCAACATATTGGTCAGTATAAGGATGCAAGTGGGGCATTTGAACCTAGCACCTATATGGCAAATGCCACAGTGACTCAATTGGATAGAAATGTTTCAACTATGACAGCCAGTAGTGGTGGCGGTATTAAAAGTGCAAAGGAATATAAATTTGAAGACATCTTCCCAACTAACATTTCTGCAATTGATCTCTCATTTGATTCTTCAGATCAAATTGAAGAATTTACTGTTGAATTTCAAGTGAATTATTGGTATCCTGTTGGTAAAAGTAACTGATAAATAGTAGCATCAAATTATAATTTAGTTATGGCAAAATTATTTGGTTTTTCTATTGAGAACAATCAACCACTATCTCCATCTACAGTATCGCCCGTCGCACCTAACAGTGAAGACGGGTCTGATTTTTATCTGAGTAGTGGATTTTTTGGTTCTTATGTAGATATTGAAGGTGTTTATAGAACTGAGTTTGATTTAATTAAAAGATATCGTGAAATGGCACTTCATCCAGAATGTGATAGTGCAATTGAAGATTTAGTAAATGAAGCAATTGTATCAGATACAAATGATTCTCCGGTACAAATTGAACTTTCAAATCTAAATGCCAGTGATGGTATAAAGAAAAAAATCAGAGAAGAATTTAAAGTTATTTTAGATTTATTGGATTTTGATAGAAAATCTCACGAAATTTATAGAAATTGGTATATTGATGGAAGACTTTATTATCATAAAGTAATTGATTTTAAAAAACCAGAAGAAGGAATTCAAGAATTAAGATATATTGACGCAATGAAGATGCGTTATGTAAGGCAACAGAAAAAAACAAAAGATAATGAGAGAAAATATAGATTAGGAAATACAAATAATAGCAATCCAATGGAATATGAATTTCCAGAATTGGAGGAATATTTCATCTACAATCCAAAGATGACATATCCTACAGGAAATCCTTCAGCTTTGGGTGGTGAGGCAGGAATCAAGATGACAAAAGATTCCATTACATATTGCACTTCAGGTCTTGTAGATCGCAATAAAGGATCAACTCTTTCATATCTACATAAGTCAATCAAATCTCTCAATCAATTGAGAATGATTGAAGATAGTCTTGTAATCTATAGACTTTCTCGTGCTCCAGAAAGAAGAATTTTCTATATTGACGTTGGTAATCTCCCTAAGGTTAAAGCAGAGCAATATCTTCGTGATGTAATGATGAGATATCGCAATAAACTTGTATATGATGCTAATACTGGTGAAGTACGAGATGATAAGAAATTTATGAGTATGTTGGAAGATTTCTGGCTTCCACGTAGAGAAGGTGGTAGAGGAACAGAAATTACAACTCTTCCTGGTGGTCAAAATCTTGGAGAAATTACAGATATTGAATATTTTAAGAAGAAACTTTATCGTTCTCTAAATGTTCCACCATCAAGAATGGATGGTGAAGGTGGATTTAATTTGGGACGTTCATCTGAAATTCTTCGTGATGAAGTTAAGTTTAGTAAATTTGTTGCTCGTTTGAGAAAAAGATTCTCATATATGTTCAATGATATGCTAAGAACTCAATTACTTCTTAAAAATATTATTACTCCAGAAGATTGGGAGATGATGGATGAACATATTCAATATGACTTCTTGTATGATAATCACTTTGCAGAACTTAAAGATGCAGAACTTCTCAATGAAAGATTGAATATGGTTCAAGTTGCAGAACCATATGTTGGTAGGTATTTTTCTCAAGATTATCTGAGAAGAAAAATTCTTCGTCAAACTGACGTTGAGATTCTTGAACAGGATATGTTGATGAAAAAGGAAATTGAAAATGGTATCATTCCAGATCCAAATACTCCAATTGATCCTCAGACTGGAATGCCATTACAAGATGGTCAAATGGGTAATTTAGGACAACCAGTAATGGAACCAAATATTGATAAGCAAGGAGATGTTACAAAAGTAGATGCAAAAGTAGCAGAAATTCCTAAAGGGGCTGAAATATAAATATAAATACACAAGTAAGTAATTGGTCAAAACTATGGATGAACTGATGGATATGATTGTTTCTGACGAATCTCCTTCGCATATTAGCGATAAAATTAAGGACTTGTTGTTCTCAAAATCTGCAGAAAGACTGGATGCATTTCGTCCAATGGTAGCATCTTCACTATTTGGTGAAAATGAAGACTCCGAAGAAGAATATGAGGAAGAAGACGAAGAGTGATAGATAATGACGGGTCTATCAGACTTTTTTAAAATTATTCAGGAAGAAAAAAAGAATCAAGATAAAGAATTATATTCTCTTCTTGGTGAAGAATTTTCAACGGATAGTTTTATAGACAGTCTTTTTTCTTCGGTAAAAGAAGAGATAAAAAAAGAAAAAGTTATTGAAGAAAAAATAACAAAAATATTTGATGAGATTATATCAGATAAAAATGAAGTAATAGTTGAAGAAGAGCAAGAAGAGCAGATAATTGAAGAGGAAATAGAGGAAGAGGAAATTGTTCAAGAATCTTCCCAAGATGAATCTATCAATCAATATATTGATTTCTTAAAAGAAACAGTCAAAAATAAACCACAAGAATATCAAGAATCTTTAACAAATCCATCAAGCAAAGAAATACAAGAACTCAAAAATCTTGTATGGCAAGTGATGCGCGATGTTCGTGCTCAGGGAGGTGGTGGTGAAGTTAATCTTAGATACCTTGATGATATTGTAGGTATTGCAACAAATTCAAGTGCTTATGATAGTAAGTTTCTCCAATGGAACTCAACTACAAATCAGGCTGAATTTGTAAATCCAAATGCTGTAGGAATTACAAGCATTATCTCTATTAGTGGAGTAACCACTTACTATCAGGCATCAAATGTAGATGATTATATTGGTGTAAATGCAAATGTTCCTGTGACAATTGTATTACCACAAATTCCCTCTTATGGTAAGAAACTGATTGTAAAAGACGAGGGTAATAAGATTGCTACATACAATATCACAGTACAGGCAGGTGCTGGAACAAGTGTTGAAAACGATACTTCTGTGATTATGAATATCAATCACCAATCCCTAACTTATTTTTATAATAATTCTAACTGGTTTTTAATCTAATATGTCATATAATCCTCTTCCCCAGCCCGCAAATGTAATTGTTATTGGTGCTGGTTCGTCAGTCACTGAGGTCAATAGATTTCCAGTATCATTAGGTTCTTCTAATATTACAATTACTGGTAATGTAAATGTAGGAACAACAGTATCAGTCACAAGCACTCCCGAAAATCCTGTCCATACTCATATTACAGAAGTTGGTTCAAGTGGAATTTTACAAAACTTGGGTGTTCCTTATATGCCTGTTGGTGTTGGAACAGTAAATCTAAATCTTACATATCTTCCAGTAGGCATATCAACTTTTAATAATACTATAATTATTGAAGAACCTGCAGGAAGTTTATATGCCTTTAACAATCACGCAACAAATACAAATCGTGGTTGGACTATGGATGATACAATGAGACCTGTAATGAGTATTAGAGTGAATAGTTCTGGAACTACTATAGCAGATTTGGCAGAAATTACAGAATATGAAATTGGAAATAATAATGCCAATCAAAGCACTATCATCTATGAGTGGTATGAGGGTGATATTAATATTGCTGGAGCAGCAATTCCTGCTTGGAATTCATTAGGAACAAAATTACAATATAGAGTATATCAAGATAAGTATAGTAGTAATGCGGGAAATACCTTCACACAAAATAGTTCTGTTATGAGACATAGTGGAGTTATTATTGGAAAAAATACTTCAGGTGATGAAGGACCATCAACTATGCATGGTGGAGCATCTCCAAATATGCTTACACTTTGTATGAGAAGAGTTGATAACTCAACAAAATTAGATGTTTGGTTTGCTTTTACTTGTAAGGAATTATCGTAAATATTAATTATTACTTATATTGTAACAGTTGTGGTTCCAGCAATACCATCAGTTATTGTGAGTGTGGTATCAGTATAACAAATTTGGTTTTGTAGAACTTGCAAGAATTGCTAAATAACTAATAAATGTATTATAAGAGTAATGACGCATAGACCAGTTGGGGCAGGTGCCTCATTTGCATTTACAGCAGGAACCGCAACAACTTCAACAGCATTTTCAGTTCAGTCTGATACTTTGAGAGTGATTGCGGTTGGTGGAGCTGCACACGTTGCAATTGCAGCAAGTCCAGCTACAACAATCACCGATTACTACATTCCTTCAGGGACTGCGGTAACTCTTGCATTAACAAAAGCATCTAATAGAGTAGTTGGTGTTACCACTGGAACATCAACGATTCTAACCTTTGCAGAAGGAACTCAAGCACCATTTGGTGTTGGTGATTATATCAGTCTAACTGCAAGTGGACAATCATATTATGATTTCTCCCATCAGAGAGTTGCATCTGTAGATACATCTTCTGGTGTAAATGGTTATTTCCAAGGCAGAATTACCGTAAGCTATAATTCAAGTGGAATTCTGACTGCCTTTGCGCCAACCGATGCTACCGCAGTTATTTCTCAAAAGATTGCTGCTTACGGGGCAGGTGGTGGTGGAATACTTTATTATCAACAAGTACAAATTACCAACCAAGCCTGATGAAACTCATTACCGAAGAAATAGAATCAGTAGAAGTTCTTACCGAAAGTGTAAATGGTAAGAAAACACTATTCATTCAAGGTCCATTCCTTCAAACGGAACAACCAAATCGTAATAATAGAGTATATCGCTTTCCAGTAATGGAAAGGGAAGTTAAACGATATAATGAAAATTATATCTTGAAAGGTAGGGCACTTGGAGAACTCGGACATCCTGATGGTCCGACTGTAAATTTGGATAGAGTTTCTCATAAAATTGTTTGCCTTTATGCTGAGGGAAATAATTTTATTGGTAAAGCTCAAATTCTTCCAACTCCAATGGGTAAAATTGCAGAGGCACTCTTAAACTCTGGAGTTACTCTTGGAGTATCTTCTCGTGGTATAGGATCTGTCATAAGAAATCGTGATGGATACAATGAAGTTGGTCAAGATTTTATGCTTGCTACTGCTGCAGATATTGTTGCAGACCCTTCTGCCCCTGATGCATTTGTTCAGGGAATTATGGAAGGTAAGGAGTGGATTTGGGAAGGAGGAATTCTTCGTGAACAAGTTGCAACTAAAATTCAAAGAAGAATTAATACTCTTTCTGACCAAAAACAACTTGATGAGCAGAAATTAAATCTGTTCAACGATTTTCTAGCAAATCTTTAAATTATAAATAAATATAGATTTAATACAGGTAAATCGGAGAGTTCAAATGTCTCGTGGAGATCTACAAGAAATGGAAGTAGGCACTAAGCAATCCAAAACTGCTGTGAATACGAATGCTAAAGCAGCAGATGCGATGCCAAAATTAGCTGGCGGCGCTGTCGCTGGGCAAACTGGTAGTTGGGAAGACCTCGGTGGTCCTACTCCAGAAGATTATACTAATGATGAAAACGGAACAGCAAAACTTAAAACTCCTGGTGCAACACTCAAGCAAGTTAGAGATGTTGTAAACAAGGGTGCAAAAGGTGCTGGCCCAATGAAAGGAATGAAGGAAGATTCTGATTATGATGAAGATGAAGAACTTCTAGAAGCAAAAGAAGAAGAGGAAGAAGACGAAGACGAAGGGAGTGAAGAAGATAAGAAGGAAGATAAAAAAGAATATGGTAAAAAGAATCCTAAGAAATCTGAAGAAGATGATGAGGATGAAGAAGATGAAAAAGAAGATATGGATGAAAGTTTTGAAATTGAAGAGGATGTAAATGCTCTT